TGAAACTTGTTGGTGGCGCAATTGCTGCCGCTAGTGTTGCTGCTACTGCTTTCGCAATAAAAATTGGTCGTGATAGTGTTAAGGCCGCATTAGCAGAGGAGAAATCCCTTGCAATGCTTAATAAAACTTTAACAAATGTTGGAGAAGGTTTTCGATCGGAATCAATAAATCAATTTATTAATAATTTACAATTTACAACCGGAATTGCGGATGATGAATTAAGACCATCTTTAAATCGGTTAGTCTTAGCAACTGGTTCAGTAACTCAAGCACAATCACTTTTAGCAACAGCGTTAGATATTTCAGCGGGAACCGGAAAAGATTTAGAAAGCGTTTCAGCCGCATTATCAAAAGCAGCCTCGGGACAAACAACTGCTTTAAGTCGTTTAGGTGTTGGTTTAGATAAAAATATTTTAAAAACTGGTGACTTAGAAAAAATTCAAACTGCTTTAAATCAAAAATTTTCTGGGCAAGCAGTTGTTGCCGCAAACACTTATGCTGGTCGTTTACAAATTCTTTCTCGTGGCGCTGATGAAGCAAAAGAAGCAATTGGTTACGGATTATTAGATGCAATCTTCAGAGTTAATAAAGCACTTGGTAATAATGCTTCTGGTATGGCAGGAAGTTTACAGGCTTCTGGTGAAAGTTTAGGAAACACAATTCGTGGTGTCGGTGAATTAATTGCGCGCTTCATTGAGTTGTCTGATGAAAGTAAAAACGCTGAAAAATCAATTGGTGGACTTTTTGCAACAATCGTTAAAGAAATAGGATCAGCAAGTTTTGCACCTTTTATTGATTTAATTAATAAATTAAATGAAATTGGTGAAGCATCTCGCTACGCAGATTATGTTCCTAAATATGGAACAATGCATCAATCGCGTATTGCTCGCGAAAATAAAAAAATTCTTGATCAAATGTCAATAGATGAAGAAGCAAGAAAAGAAGCAGAAGCCGAGGCTGAAAGAAAAGCATCAGAAGCAACAAGAGAGCGTGAACGCGCATTAAAAGAACTTGAAGCGCAACAAAAACGCGTAAACAAAACTTCACAAGATTTTGCAAAATTTTCTGCAGGTTCAGGTCCAGAAACTGTTCAAGGTGCAACAACTTTAGCAACCAAAGCATTAGCCGATATGAAAAAAGAATTAAGCAATACAAAAAATCTTACCGCAGATTCTGCTGACAAGTTTGACGAATTTTCAAACATTGTTCAAAACAATTTTTCTAATGCTTTAAGTTTAGCCACTTCACAACTTGATGAAGCAAAAACTGCTTTTAGTGATTTTAAAAATGCTATTTCAGGATCAATAACAGGAACAATTGATTTTGCTTCTGCTATTGAAAATACTGATTTTCTTACAGGTTTACAAGCACAAGCCAATACAGCCTTAAAGTTTTCCGATCGTATTTCAAAACTTTTACAAATGGGTTTATCTGAAAGAGCATTACAGCAAGTTTTAAATGCTGGTGCTGAAACCGGTACAGCAATTGCTGATCAAATTATTGCTGGTGGTTCAACTGTTGTAACTAAAGTTAATAATCTTTTAAGTTCAGTTGCTACGGTTGCGGATCAAGTCGGAACCTCTGGTGCACAATTATTTTATAATGCGGGAATAACACAAGGACAAAGTTTAGTTGATGGGATTAAATCAGCAATATCTAGTGCTGCCGCCGAGATCGCTAGTTTAGCGGCATCTTTAGTTGGTGCAACTGCACCGATTATTACAACGGGCGCTAATGTTATTACACCAAAAGTTAAAACTAAAGAGAAAGACAAACTTAATCCAAAAATATTTACAGGACAAAACTTAAATGTACCTAGAGGTGGAGTTATGGGTTTTGCATCTACACCAAGAGGTGTTGGTCCAGGAAGACGTGCTAGTGGTGGGCCTGTTACAGCAGGTTCTCCTTACATAGTTGGTGAGAGCGGCCCAGAATTATTTATGCCATTAACAGGTGGTTCAATTATTCCAAACAGCAGAACAAACACAGGATCGACTATTAATATTATTGTTAATGCTGGTATTGGAACAAACGGTTCACAGGTTGGTAAAGAAATTGTTGAAGCAATAAAAAAGTATGAAAGAACTTCAGGGCAAATCTTTGCGAGCGCATAATGGTATTACCAAATACTAAAGTTTATATTGCTTTTGATTTATCAGCACAAGGCGCAGAGTATTTTACTCTTGATGATGCAGTCAAGGGTTTATTAGACAATACAATTTACACACTTCCAGGGGAAACATTTGTAGAAGTTCCTTTTGTTAAATCTGTTTCTATTACTCGTGGCAAATCAAGAGAATTAGATGGCTATCAGGCTGGTCAAGCAACCGTTGTATTTGATAATAGCAATAGAAGTTACGACCCATATTATTCTGGCTCACTTTACCCAAATCAAATTGTTCCTAAAAAGAAAATTCAAATTATAAGTAATGACAACATTTTGTTTACAGGAATTATTGATGATTGGAATTATTCCTATGACGTTTCCGGTCAATCTGAGGCAAGTGTAATTTGTTCAGATGGTTTTGCGTACTTCGCCAATTTATATTTAGAGGAATACACAAACTCTGTTGAATTGTCTAGCGAAAGACTTAATACTGTTTTAAATAAATCTGAAGTAAATTATCCGGTTGCAAATAGGTTAATTGATACAGGTAACGAATTTTTAAAAGCCGACCTTGTTGCTCAAGGAACTAATGTTTTGTCCTATTTACAATTAGTAACTCAATCAGAAAACGCTAATTTGTTTATGAGTGGTGAAAACAATTTAGTATTTGATAATAGTAATTTGTTTTTATTTCCTGATTTATTAGTAAAGTTTACGGACGATAATTCTATTGATTCAATTCCTTATCAAGAAATTGAGGTAATTTATGGAACTGAAAATTTATATAATCGTATAAGTATTAGTAACGCTAATGGAGAAGTGCAAGTGGCAGAGGATATTACTTCTCAAAACGTTTATGGTATTTCAACTTTTTCGCAAGATAATTTACTATTGGCTGACGACTTAGATGCAAATAGGTTAGCAAATCGAATTCTTCAATTTAATAAAGACCCAGAGTTACGCATAAACTCTGTTTCGGTAATGTTAAATGACTTATCTGAAACTCAACAAAGCGCTTTAACTAATACAGAATTAACAGATACAACTAGAATACTTTTTACTCCTAATCAAATTGGTTCATCTATTGATAGGTTTGTTGAGGTTATTGGAATAGCGCATCAAATTGATCCTGAAACACATAGAATTAAATTTACTTTTAAGGCAATTATTGATAACCCTTTTATTTTAGACAACACTACCTATGGCCGTTTGGCTATTTATGCACCAGCAAGTTATGATGACTCCAGTTACGCTTATGATTCAAGTTCAGCCCTGTATGATAGTGCTATAACTATCGGCTACAAGTTAGGTTATTAAATGGCAAGAACTTATCCAACGTCAATAGATACTTTGACCGATCCGATTACGACTGACACCCTTGCCTCACCTAGCCATTCTTTGCAACACTCAGATGCAAATACTTCCTTAGAGGCACTTGAAGCAAAAGTTGGTATTGGAAGTTCAATTGCTTCAACTTCTACAGCAGGTCAGGCTTTAATTTCAGCAGGTTCCGGTACTACTGCTTGGACAACTATTGGTACAGCAAATGTTTCATCTGGTACAGCAGCAGCAAATACACCTCTTGTTGCTGATGGTTCAGGTGGTCTTGGTTTTACAATCACTAAAGTTGGTACAAGATATGTTTTAACAGGTGATGTAGCAAACTCAAACGCTGTTGCTAACACTCTTGCAAATATTACTGGGCTAACCCACGATGTTGTGTCTGGTACTTCTTACTATTTCAAAGCAGTCATTTTGTACACTTCTGCCGCAACCACTACAGGTGCAAGATTTACTGTTAATGGTCCAACAATGACCGCAGTTGGTTATCGATCGGAATATACTTTAACCTCAACAACTACAACTTTAAATTCACACTTAAATGCTTTACAACTACCTGCCGCATCAAACGCCACAGCCTTACTTCTTGGCAATATTGCTTATATTGAGGGAATGTTCACGCCATCTGCTAACGGAACTTTTGCAATACAATTTGCTTCAGAAGTTTCATCTTCAGCAATAACAGCAAAAGCAGGATCATTTTTACATATTTACTAAATCAGTTATGATTAGAACAATAGGAGAATAAATGTCAAAAACTTTCAGTTCAGGTGAAGTACTAACAGCATCAGATGTTAATGCTTACTTGAACAATTACAGAGCAGAACTGGTTTCACCAGCAGAAATCACTTCAATCTCTGCTACTGCGGCAACTGGAACAATAAACCTTGATTTAGCAAACCAATCAGTTACCTACTACACCTCTAATGCTTCAGCGAACTTTACTGTTAATTTGCGTGGAAACTCAACCACAACCCTGAACTCTTTTCTTGCGTTAAATGATTCCATTACTCACGTCTTTCTTGTAACTAATGGAGCAACAGCGTATTATCCAACAGCGTTTCAAGTTGATGGTGTATCTGTTACTCCTATTTTTCAAGGTGGTGTTGCGCCAAGTTCAGGTAACGCTTCAAGTACTGATGCTTATGCTTTTACTGTAATTAAAACTGCAAGCACACCAACTTATTTGGTTTTGGCTTCGCAAACCCAATTCAAGTAGGCTTTAGATGCCGATTTTAGGATCTTTTGCTGGTATTAGTGCTAAAGCGTATGGTTTGACTTCTAACCTTGTTGGTGACTATTTTTTTATTGCTGAATCCAATTCGCCTAGTGGCGCTGTTGCTTCTTTAGATTTTTCTAGTGTTCCTCAACAATATACCCATCTTGAGATTCGTATGGTTACTTCAAATAGTGCAAGCGCAAGCATACAAGTTGGTATGAGGTTCAATGGTGATACTGGGGCAACACAATATTCTTCAATATTTAGTTTTTGGGATGGAACGACTACTTCAACCACTTCTTCTACAGGTTCGAGTTCACTTCCTGTAGGGCAACACACAACAACTAGCACTAACAGGTTTAGCGTTTCAACAATTCAAATACAAAATTATGCTAACACAAACATTTTTAAAAATATCACTTTTCATTCTTATATGGCTACTACTGGCACTCAACAGTTTCAAATAGGTGTTGGTAATTACAAATCAGGTTCAGCGATAACAAGTATTTCACTTTTTCCAAGAACAAGTAATTTCAAACAATTCTCTGCTGCATATTTGTATGGGATAAAATAATGCCAACACCAACATATAATCTTATTCAACAAGTAACAGTTTCAGGTGTTGTCACAACTTCTGTGTCTTTCACTTCCATTCCATCAACTTTTGATGATTTAATTATTGTTTGTAAAGGTGACAATGCTTTAAATGAGGCAGTTCTTATGCGTTTCAATTCTGATTCTGGAGCAAACTATGAACGAATTAATTCTGGTGCAGCCGCAGCCTCAAGTAACTCTGCTGTGACAACTGCTGAAACCTCTACGCAACTTACGTCTGGGGATGAAAGCAATAATTATATTGTTTTTACAACTATTTTTGGTTATACAGATTCAAATTGGCGCAAATCTTTAACTGGTCAATCTTTTACTGAACTAGGAGCAGACAATAACACTATACGATACTTTGGTGGTATGTGGAACGATACTTCAACAATTACAACAATTACTTTTTCAACTAGTACTGGAACAAACTTTGTTGCTGGAACTGTTTTCCAACTTTACGGAATCAAGGGAAGTAACTAATTATGGCTTTGGTAAAAATGCAAGAAATCACTGTTGATTCAGGTGGTTTGTCCACAATAACTTTTTCTAGTATTTCACAAAATTTTACACATTTAAGATTACTTGGTTCATTAAGAAGTAACAGAACTGTTACTCTTGGTGACGCTTTACTTATTCGATTTAATGGTGATACTGCTGCCAACTATAACTATATCCGAGGACACTTCGGCAGTTATAGTAATGGATTAAATGTAACGGAATTTCTTGCTTTGGGGCGAGTAACTAGCGCAGCGAATACAGCAAACTTTTTTGGTCCACTTGACATTTTTGTTCCTAACTATTCAAACACAGGGATAACAAAAGGAATACAGGTTAATAGTGGTTTTGGTGATGGAGTAACACCATTGCATAGGCTTGGTCAAGGAACATATAATTCCACTGCCGCAATAACCACAATGTCGTTAGCGCTCGAAGTTGGAACACTTTTCACACAATATTCACAACTAACCCTCTATGGGATAAGATAGGAAACATTATGAAACCAATGAAAGCAGTAGTTGATTGTTCCACTAACGAAATTAGTTATGTGGAATTAACAGATGTTGAGATTGCCCAGCAACAGAAAGATGCTGAGGAATACGCTGTATTGAAAACACAACAAGATGCAGAGTTACAGGCACAACAAGAAGCCAAAACTTCTGCTATGGCAAAGTTGGCAAAACTTGGTTTAACAGATGAAGAAATAGGAGCATTACTACAATGAAAAAACAAACTTTACAACAATTCCTTAACTTGTCTGATAAACAAGTTTCAATGATGAAATCTTATTTGCGTGCAGTTTTTGCTTCCGCAATAACAATGGGGATCGCTTTGCTAACCGATATGAAACCTGAGTACGCTGTTCTGATTGGTGCTGTTGCTGGTCCTTTAGCAAAATGGGCTGACAAAACTGAGAAAGAATATGGCGTTGGCTCTTCCAATTAAAGATGGCAAAATCACAACAGCCTACAAGAAAAAAGGCAAGATGTGGTCAAAGGGTTATCACACCGGCATTGATTTTGCTGTTGCTCAAGGAACTGACATTGTTGCTGTCGCTGATGGTGTTATCAGTAATGCCAACTGGGGCAAAGCCTACGGTGTTCAACTGGTTCAAGAAGTTGTACAAGACAATAAAAAGTCTTGGGTGATTTACGCACATCTGTCAAAATCGTTAGTTAAGATCGGTGACAAAGTTGTTAAGGGACAACACATAGGAGAATCAGGCAATACAGGTAATTCTTCTGGTCCTCATCTACATTTTGAGATGCGTGACAATATTCGTTGGTCGGCTGGAACTGACCTTGATCCCCAGAGTGTATTGAAGATTTAATATGTGGGTTTTGACGGCTGGACAATATGCGGCTTCTATTACTGCAATCCTTGTTTTGTTTGGTATTTTTGTTAAGTGGGCAATTCTTAAACCTATAAAAATTTATATAGATAACGCTACTTATCCTATTCACCCTGAAGCAAATGGTGGGAAATCTTTGCCAGATGTTATTGCCGGTATAGCAAGAATTGAGTTAAAAGTGAATGAAATTGATGAAAGATTAACAATTTTTGAGCAAAAAAAGCGCTTTAAAGCCTAAATTGTCGTACCCCTAGGTTATATTTTGTTATACGCCTAATGAGAGGACAAATAAATGGCGGATCAAAAAACGATCGAAATGCTAATAAAAGAAGCGGACATGACAGATATAAATTGTTCGCAATGTATGGCAATTTCTTGTAATTGTGATTATGAAGTAGGTGATCCAGTTGGGTTTTGATTTATCGCAATATGAAACCGTTGATGAACGATTGCATAAATGGTTTGAATTATGGCCTAATGCACGCGTTTCAACCGATCTAATTTCATGGTCAGATACACAATTTATTGTTAAAGCAAGCATTTACAAAAATGCTGAAGATGCTTATCCAATTGCTAATGGTTACGCTGAGGAACGCGTTGGATCATCAATGGTAAATAAATCATCTGCGCTTGAAAATTGTGAAACCTCGGCTTTGGGTCGCGCTTTGGCTAATGCAGCAATCAGCGCTAAAGGTAAACGACCAAGCGCAACTGAAATGAGTAAATCCGATCGTCAAGATGTTAAAGAATATAAACATGTTGGTGGACAATCATTTCCTATGGAAGCAAGTGAAAAGCAAGTTGCTTTTGTAAAAACTATTTGTGAAGATGCGTTCATTAATTCTGGTTGGAATAACAATCCAGATGGTTTATTGCATGTAACAGAATGGTTAGGAAACAAAAGACAAATAACCTCGTTTAATGATTTGAGTAAAAAAGAAGCAAGTCAAATCATTAACGACAAAATGGGAACTCAAGGAGTCACGAACCTTGTAAAGTTCTTGCAATCAAAACAACCTGCTGATCGTGATCCTTGGGAAACACCCAAAGATTAGTAGCCAAAGGATTTAAATGTTAGAAGCATTTTTCTTAGTTCTTTTTGGAATCGGGTCATCGCAAGAGGATTTTACAAATCCTAATCTTCAAAGAACTAAGATTAGTGTTGAAAGTTCAAGAACACGAAATTTTATAAACTACGCTGAACAAAAAATTAATGACGAAATTGAATTTAAATGTTTTGATGAATTAATGCAGCGTGAATCTTCTTGGCGCACAAAGAAAAATCCTCAATATGCCGATAACCCTAATTCAAGTGCTTACGGTATTCCTCAAGCGTTGCCTGGAGAAAAAATGGCTACTCATGGACACGATTGGAAAACTAATCCAATAACTCAAATTAACTGGGCGTTGGACTATATTAAAGATCGTTATTCAACGAGTTGTGAGGCACTTGAGTTTCATAATAGAAAAGGTTGGTATTAATGGGATTATCTGAATCTTTGAATAATGAGGTTTTAAAAAAGCGTTTATGTGGTGTTGCTTTGCTTAGATTGAAATTGACTAATAAAGATCGTGAAGTTTTAGATAAAGCCTTAATGGATAAAGATGTTGCGATAGTTCATATTTATAGGGCGTTGCGCGCTGAGGGTTTTTTAATCCACGATAAAGTGATAGCACGCCACCGCCGGGGGGAGTGTCTTTGTGAGTCTAAATGATTCATTAAACAATGAAATTGACGACTCAAATTTAAACAAGCAGGAAAAACCTTGGGCTGAAATTGGTTTAGATGGTGGAGAATTATTTACCGGTATTCTTGATGCACCAATTTCTGAGGATTGGTCGCCAATTTTACGATCGTTTGGTTTAGATCCAAATATTTTTATGGTTGTGGACGACAAAGTAAAAATGTCAAAGTGGCAGCAAAGCAAGCGCACAGAATCCGGGGATCGCGATATTGTTTGGCTGTACTCTTATAAAGCAGTTTTTAAACGCCAAGCAGGTGTTTATTTATCTGAAATCGAATTGAATAAATATCGTACTGATTTAAATAAATGGAAGCCAACAAAGTTTAAAAACAAATCAAACGATAATCCTACAACTTTTGTTGTTAATTGGGCTGATTGGCAACTTGGTAAATCTGCTGGTGGGGGAATAGATGCAACTATTGCGCGAGTTCTTGAATCTTTTGATAAAACTGTTGCTCGCATAACAGAGTTAAGAAAACTTGGTAGAAATATTAATGAAATTGTTATCTCAAATATGGGTGATCCAATTGAGGCATGCACCGGACATTACGCTTCTCAGGAATTTAGCGTGCAAGCAACTCAACGCCAACAACTTTTATTAGCACTTGATTTGTGGACTTTAGGTGTAAAAACTATTGCTCCTTTAGCCGAAAAAGTTAAATTTGTTTCAACTTTAAGTAATCATGGGGAATGGCAAAGACGAAATGGTAAAAATTTTACAACTGATTCTGATTCTGCTGATGGTTTCCTTGCTGATACTTTGAAACGAATTTTTGAAGGAACAGATTTTGTTAGTGAGTGGATTATTCCCCATGATGAAATGTGTGTTCAAATTGAAACAAATAATGTTCCTATGGCTTTTACTCATGGTCATAAAATTACTGGTAAAGAAATCGATTGGTTGCGCGGTCAATCAATTAAACTTTTACGCGATTATAGTAAAGAACCTAAATTGTGGGTGACGGCTCATAAGCATCATGTTAAGTTAGATGATTTTGGTCCTTGGTGGAGATTTCAATGCCCTAGTTTAGATGGGGGAAGTAAATGGTATGAAGACTCTGCTGCGGCTTGGAGTACTCCTGGAACTCTTACTTTTATAGTTGATTCTCAAAACAAAAATTATTGGTCAGACATGGAAGTGCTATGACAAAGAATGAGTTGGCTTTAGCAATCGGGCATACGATTTCAAATGTTATGTCACGAATTTTAAATACTGGTGCGGCGCAATATGATTTAGGGAATGTTCAAAAAATTGAAAGCAAATCAATTACTAAAGTGCTTGATGAAAGCCTTGAAGAATTAGATGATCTTTTAGCGTATATTAGTTATGCAAGAATTCGTGTATCTTTGCTGCGCGCAAAGTTATCCGAGCACGATCCGATCAACTAGCCTGCCTCTGGTTAGTTTGATCGTTCCGCGCACTCCTGAGATCCATGTCCCTATCTCAGGGGTGCGCTTTCCTGCGTGAAACGCCGGAATCACCCTATTTTACTTTTTGTTATACCTATGCATATAATCGTTATACAAGTCGAGGCGATTTGTAGAATGAGGCGAATGTGGACGAATTAGATAAATATGAAATGCGAAACGATCTTGAATTAACTGCTATGTATTTGGAGTTTTTGCAATCATCTTGCGAATGTACAACAAAATACATTTGTAGAAAATGCGTGCAGTCTTATGTCTAATCAAATTTCTGAACGCGCTGTAAATGCAATCGTTAAGGGTACTAACGGAATGACCTTTGATGATGATGGTTCAATTGTTACGATCGAATCTAAAGCAGGTATGGATTTGTTTCGTATCAGGCTTTTATATACAGGTTTAGCGTTTGAAATGAAATTCAAAACTAAACAAACTCGAGGAATTAATTTAATTCAATCAGCAAATGAATTTTTTGATCGCGAGTTTAAAAACAAGCGTGAAGCGTTTAATTTTATTCACGAATTGTTAAGAGTTAATAAATACGAAATTATGAACATTTGCTATATGGCAGATTGTCCTGGACTTAAAATTAATAATTTTTGGAATCAGGCTATCGGCAAATACAAAATTTCGTGGGAAACGCCAGACGAAATTAAAACAGAACTTGTCGAACTTTGTCAAGATTGTTTTGATTTCTTTAGTTCAGAGGGGAAACTTCATGTTTTATAGTGAACGAGTTCGTTTAGAAAATGAGTTAGCACAAGTTATAAATAAGTTAGATAACGGGGTTGAAATGCTGGTTGGGCGACTTTCCACTATTACAACTGAAAAGCAATTAGAAGCATTAGTTAATAATTTCAAAAAGGAGAAAAATGTCAGAAAAAGTTAGCAAAGATAATTTAGTTGCCTTGCGTTTAAATAATGAACAAATGCAAGCAGTTAAACAGTTTGCTTTGCAACACAACGCTAGTGTGTCGCAAGTGATTCGTAGTGCGATCGAAATTATGACAGGAGCCAAACAATGAATAAATCTGCTCAGGCTGCGGAAATATTGATTAAATATTCTTGGTTGCGAGATCATGAAGCATTTGCTGGAACTGATTGTGAAATTAATGTTATTGATTGGAATAAAATTAATAATTTTGATTGGTCGTTTCAGCAAGCAATTATGATTGAAGTGTTTAAATTTATAACACTTGAAGAATCAAACATTTCTTTTGATGATCTTTTAGCGTTAAGTCCAGTTGATCGTCAAGCGGTTATTGTGGCGATTAATGCTAAATTCTCTATAAAAGAATTACAAGAGAATTTAGTATAACAATGGAGTGTCCACATGGTGATCCTCGCGGCAATAATTACTGCGCTTTGTGTCGCTGGGAAATAAAAAACTCTTTACCGGAATTAAGAGTCCCTGTGGAACAAAATGGTATTAGGGTGAGTGCGGGTCACCCTAATACTTCTTATCAAGCAGCAAAAAAAGCGTTACCTAAATCGGGAACAAAGAAAAAAATTATTTATGATTTAATTGTTGAGTCTGGCATTTGCGGATTATGTGATCACGAAATTGAAACAAAAACTGGTTGGACTCATCAATCTGCATCTGCTATACGAAATACTTTAATGAATGATGGTTGGGTTTTAGATTCTGGGTTCAGGCGGGAAACACCGCAACTCAATCCGGCAATTGTTTGGATCGCCGGTTAATATAAATTTTTATAAGTGACAGAGGCTGTAAAAACTCTGGTTCGAGTAACGATCGAATAAACCGCCGTCTGAGGGCGTTAATTGTTCTTGCTACGAAATGCAAGCGTGAGGAATTACGAAAACCCTCGAGGCTTTTAAATGATATTGAAACGGATCGCCCAATATTGATTTAAACCAATTTAAAGGCTATATGGCGCGATTAAGAGAAATCTTCCATGAAAACCCTATGCTCGCCTAAATTGGGCGTAAGAGGATTGAAATGGTGCTTTTAATGGCCATTTCTGCCCTGACTCAACCTGCTTCAGCGTAAACCGAACATGTGTACGGTGATTGCAACGATTTGATAACAATCTTTAGAAACACTCGAAATGACTATACTTTGTTATACATTCAGCATATTATTTAATTATTAGGTCAAACGATCTAAACGAAATGAGGCTGAAATGAAATTAGTTGCAAACGGTGACAAAGTTAAGATTGAAATTTATGTTTATGCTGGTGATGAAAAAATTCGTCACACTTCTCATATTGCTGGTGAATGGAGTTATGACTTTAAATGTTCTTGTGGTTATGAAAGTCAAACTGGTGGAGTGGTTAGATCTTATGCAATGGAATTAATCAGACTTCACAAAATCCAGGATCATGGCTATGAAAGAACTTATAACGCTTATTCAGTTATGGAAGCAAAATAATGAATAAAGAAATCATTCCTAATGTTGCTCAAGTTGGCTTTGCTTTAAGACATGGCAAAATCAATAAATTTGAAGCAGCAGTTTTGGATCCGGCTAATTGGGAACATTTGTTAGATGATTCAAAAATACTTAAAACTTTTACGATCGATTTAAAGCAGTTCAATAAATAAAGTTTCTGGAGTCGAGGGACGATTTCAGATTAAAAAGAAAAGAGGCTACACAATGTTTGAAAAAGAAATAGCAGCGAGAAAAGAACTAAAGCAAGCATTCATTAAAGATGGTTTAACACCATTTGTAACAATG